ATTGAATAAATCAGAATCAAACTCAAAAAATCTTTCCTGAAATGTCGGATAACTTGTAATCTCATAATTAAAGTTTTTCAACTTAAATGTGTTGAAGATATTGGCATCAGACATTCTTACATTTGAATCTTGAGTTCCGAATGAATCTGGAGAAGGGATACAGAAATCATATCCGTTTTTTGCAGAAATTCCCCATAAGGATGCCAATTGGAACATTTGATTTCCAAGTCTACCTAAATTTCCAAGTAAATTAAACGAAATTGCCATTACTTATAATTACAGATAAGAAAAAACAGAGGGTTCAGCGAAGACCCTCCTAAATTTAAATTATTCAGTTTTTAATTTAATTTTTTACTAGAATTAAAAAACTAGGCGGGGTTACCCCATCCGCACCAGTCGTCACTTATATTGCCCAATACGACGAGGGCATAAAGGGTCATTGACTCCACCAGTGTAAGTTTTAAGTCATTCCAGGACTTATTGACATTTGGATTAGTTTTGTAATTTCACTAATTCCAAAGAATGCACATAAGAATAGTACATCCCAAAGTTTGAGTTTAATTGCAAATGGAACAGTAAGAAGTCCACCAATACACTTAAGCATCAAACCATTTTTAAAATCTCCCCACAACATGATTTGATAACCAATAATGAGGAGAAGATTTCCAAGATACCTTAGAATACTAGATTTTGGTATCATTTAGAATTTTAAGCAATTTCAACAGATTCGAGGTCCTGTGCTACATACTCCATCAAAATGTCATAATCATCCAGTGGGTCACCAGAGAATACTACACCTTGATTTTCATAAAAACGACGAACTTTTTTATAGAGTTTCGGATTTTTTACATCGAGATAAAAATCACCATTTGAAGCACCACGAAGAGTGGTAACATCTTTCTTGAACTTTTGAATCAGAGACATTGTTTTGCGTTGTTTACCTGAGTATTATAGGAGATTTGACCTCTCATGTCAAGGGGTCCAGTTTAAGAACTGGCATAGGGACATCATTTGCTTTGATGAATCACCATGATTCCAATTATTGGAATCATAATTAACAAATAACCTAGAATGAATAGTGTCACTTGATGATTTAATATGTATCGTACAGTATCAATCATTTTATGTATGCGTGATTTAAACTCCAAATAATCAGTATTCCAACTAATCCAAAAATAGTTAAGGCATTGAAAATTGTTTGTTTCATGTTATCAATTGAGTGTGATTTTCATCCATGAGAATAATGGAGGTATTACACCAATTACTCTCAAGAGTCCTTCTGCATATAATCCAAGAACAGCCCAACCAACACACGCACTAATGATTGTAGCATTTTGATTATGCTTACGAATCGCATCATCAATCATTTCTTTCACTTCATCACGACTAATAAATTCATTCTGTGGTTCCATCATTTTTCATCTCCAAAAAATTTGCAAGAGGGTCAATGCGAGTTTTTACAATTTCACACGCTCGACGGTAATACATGTTATTCATATTACCAGATTTTTCAAACGTGGTCTTGACCTTTAACCAATTGTTGTACGTTGAGTCGTCCATAAGGACCTTGCAGGCGATACTACTACTTATGTTAGCGAAGACCTTGAGTTTGTCAACAATGTGTGGATTTCAAGACTTAACGAACCTCAAAATCTAAACGGCGGAATTGACGCTGACGACGTGCCTCTTGCCACATGATATCTTCATTCGTTAAAATACCTGACTTCTTCTTATTTGTATAAGAATTGAGCATCACAATCATCGATAAATCATTCGCAGAAATCTTATCTCCGCGAATTGTTGCCATATTTGGACAACCACATGAAACTGGGCGACTAGGATGCCCTTCCAACTCCTTACCACAGGAGCGGCATCGAATTTTTAAATTTTCCATTATTCTAATTATTGTTGTACTGGATTTTCTTGGGGAATGGTCATAGGAGTGAGTTCAGAGTCTTCAACAGACAATTTAGAAGTCTTTTCGACCATTGACCTCAACTTCCATATATATTTACCATGCGTCTCCATAAGGTCTTGTAACAGATTCTCTGTCGCATAAGACCTTTGGTTACCTGCCTCCTCCGATGCCTCAGTCAACAACTCAATTAGAATCATATTATCGGTCATCAAGCGTTTTACCATTTCATCAGATTTTGTAATCTGCTTTCCTGGAATCACTTGCTTTTGACCAAGTTCATCAACTTGATTCACATTTGAACCTTCACCAATAGTAGAAACCTCAACAATACGAGATAAAGTTCCAACTGGACGAATGTTCAAATATCTCATGTGCTCAGATAATCGGTCGATTTCATCAAACATACCTTCATACTGTTCACCAAAAAGAGCATGAAGTTGTTGAAAATCAGGACCGATTACATTCCAATGAAATACCCAAGTCTTATGGAATAAGAGAAATAAGTTTGCTTGGATATCACTTAATAATTTAAATAGTTTTTCCATTATACTTCTTTTTGAAGTATTTATGAATACAAAAAAAGAGGGGTTAACCCCCCCTCTTGATTGATTAGATAATTTTTATCTCATTCAGAATGTGTAACGAACCTTAAGTTCTCCACCAACACCAAAGACTTCTGAATCAAATCCATATTCACCAACAACTTTTGCCTTAATACCAACATTAGTTGATACCGGGAAAGTTGCTCCAATCTCAGTAACAGCAACACCTTGGTCAACACCAACATTAGACCATTCATATCCTGGACCAATTTCACCATAGACTGAAATCTTGTTGGTGAATTGATGCTCATAACCTGCACGAATTTCAGTTTGAGCACCGTCATAATTACCACCAATAACAGCACCAGTAGTTTTAGATTCTACATAAGGTGCAGCAAATGCTGATGTAGCAAGAAAGGGTGCAACAATAGTTGTTGCAATTGCATATTTAACCATAATAGTACCTCTAAAAAGTTTCAAAGTTGTTTATAACAATATGACGATTGCGAGTAGTTGAGGCATTTGCCATATAGGTCATTATAGCATTGATTTAAGTGTTATGTCAATACTATTTACGCCGAAGTCGGGATTTGAACCCGAACTTTTCCCTGACAATGGAATTTAGAGTAATTGCTGTCCGTATCTAAAACTAGATAACCGCTTTTTAACGTGCTACCATTACACCACTTCGGCAGAACTAGATAGTTGTTTTCCTCATGCGGAAATAAATTGCTGAACTATCTAACGTCAAGACTAGGACTCGAACCTAGAACACTTCCGAGACAAAGGAATAATAGAATTGCTGTCCGTATCTAAAACTAGATAACCGATTTTAAGTGTTTTACCCAATTAAACTACCTTGACAGGACTAGATGATTTTTGTTTTTTTTCCAATAAAAAAGTTTTATTGCTGAATCATCTAAATGGGGAAGGTAAGAATCGAAATTACGACACACGCCTTGTAATGGCTTAATTGCTGTTAACATCTTAACAAGATATATTTTTTCGTTGCTTTACCTGCTGAGCTACTTCCCCTTTAGAACGAGATTATTTTAAGGAATCGAACCCTGAGAACCGTAAGGATTGCTGAATAATCTCTAATTTTCAAGATGGTCTTTTATGTACCCAAAACATATGAGAATTGCTGAACCATCTTTGTTTTTTATTTTTGTAGATGGAGTAGGAGTCGAACCTACACTTTCCGGTACCTTATTTTTGAATGCAGTGAACATCTTAACAAGATGTATTTTTTAAACCAGTGCCTCTGCCAATTGGGCTACCCATCTTTAGTTATTTTAGCAGAAGGGGAAGAGGTTTGTCAACCCCTTCTGCAGTTTGGTCAGGAGAACACTTCTCCCACCGCATCATACCGTTCAGTATATACGGTTTCGTTCATAGTGTCAATAGGAGTAAGAACACTATCGGTCAGAACAGACTTCAGGATTGAAGGACTGCAACCCGACACAAGGCATGTACCAGTGTCGTGTGCTTTGATTGGAACATTACCACCAATCGCATTAACGTTCCAGAACACAAGTTGAGGCATCTCATACCCTGCCTTACGGTAGAGTTTTTGAATTTGCTCAAAATTGGTTCGTTTGTTGGAACGGCAGCACTGGTCAAACTGCATGTCGGAGACAATAATCAGTTTGGATGGCATGTCCTCTGCAGGAACATCATTCTTTACACCGGCATCAAGAACGGTTTTAAACACTGCCATCAGGTCAGTATTCATCCCCCAAGCAGCACCAGAAAGATTATCAATCCGTTTACCGATGGTAGAACCAACGATAGATTGAAGTTCAGGACGTTCAGAGAAAGTCAGGAACTTGTTCTTCCAAACCTCTGCAGTATTACGTTCTGCAATATACATTGCAAGAGAGATAGACACTGCCATCGGACGACCATACATGGAACCAGAAACGTCTGCAACCACAAGACCGTTGAACTCTTTACCTTCCATGTAGTTAGGGAGTGCTTCCCACTGTAGGTCGATGGTTTTGTCATTACGAGCACCTTTGTAGAGGTACTGTTCAACAATATCATAAGGATACAGAGTTGAAGCATTGATTTTTGCTTCACCCTTCTCAACTGCACTGAGATATTCAGAATATCGAGTTGCATCTTGCTTAGCAAATGCCTTACGGTACATGAAAGCAGCACGGGAAGGTACTTTAGAATAATCAATTGCGGACCATTCTTTAGAACACATTGCCTTTTCGACAACGTTAATATGAGTACGAAGATTGCTGAGAACCTTACGATACTCACGTTCGGTCATACCAAGATGTGCGGCAATCTTACGACCAAGACGTTTGGTATCTTTGCTTGAAGCATTGATAGATGGCATCCACTTTGCGAGCAGAGAAACTGCTTCACCTGCCTTATAAGAAACTCGGTCAAGATTCAGTTGATTCTGAATTGCATTCAGCACAGTTTCCCATGCAGAAGTATTTTCCAGAACAAGCAGGTCATCCCAACGTCCATATACAGGAACCAGAGAAATCAGTTTAGCACCAATTTCACCATTTTCTTCTACAAGATACTTGAAGAGATTACGGAAAACTTCACGTTCACCTTGTCCACCTCGAATATCCCGTACCC